TTATTGTTCGAGAAGTATGTAAGGCTTGAAGGTAATCACTTCTTTGCCTAGCCATTGGTTAATCTCGGCAAGTCGTTGTTGCAGTGGTAAGATCTCATTAATGAAGAACACTTTGCCAGCTTTTTCAATGTCCCCAAAGCCACCTGTATTATTCGGGATAATCCCCATCAGTTGCGGTGGCACTCGATGGGCTGCAAGAATATCATCTCTACTGGTGTTTTTAATGTTTAGAAACTCATCTTTTGCGACCACATCTGACAGCGGAATCACTTTAATCCCATTCTCTTTGCCATCAGGTGCATACAAAAACAGGTTTTTGAAATTGCCCTTGCCTTTAGCTTGTTGGAGTTGCTCTTTTAAATCATCAACGTCTGTTTCACTTGCCATCGGGTCGGTCATATAAATAATGCTTCCTGCGTGCGCCCCATTTAAATAATACTTACGGCGAAAAAGCGTGGCAGATTCATTGAGAAAAGCAGATTGAAGTGAAGCCAAATAATCAGGCACGCCGTAGATTTCTTGATTGACATCAGGCTGTTTCAAATGGAAAACGCTATCGCTTGGAAATTCGTACTCCTGATAGCCATTAGCCAGCAAAAAGAACTTACCTTGCTCTCGACCACGGCGGACATATTTCGCAAGCGGTGCGTTTAGCCCTAAAATTTGCTTTTCCTTGCCCATTCGTTTTTCAAGGTAAGCATTACCGAAAATCAGATAGTCCTGCACCACTTTTTCCAACTCATAACGTGGCAACAACGGCGATGTTTGACAGGTGCTCATCAGAATATTTTTCTTCACTGCTAACGCACTCTGATGATGTGCAGACGATTTTACTGCCCGTGCCAATCCTGAAAAATCGACAGGCGGATTGTAATATTTCTCATACATCAACACCGATTCGAAATAATTCAGAATATCGGCATTGTCTAACACTGGCGTTGGGTCGCCAAAAGTAAATTGTTCAATTTTCATAAATCACCTAGTTATTAAAAGGAATAATGGTCCGCTTAGAAGCCTGTGCATTGCCGTAAGGTTCATTCACTAAACAGCTCATAATCGCCCACGCAATATCGCCGTGGCTGGCTTCGGCAGAACGGTCAGACACATAAGTCATCTGCCGACCGCTTCGGGTGGTCTGTTTCTTAATCGTCATAAAACTTGTGACGATCTCTTTACCATCAAATTTAAGCCGTTTTTTCTGGATAAGATTGAGCGTTTTTAGCACCATCTCATTTTTTAAATCCACGTTGTAACTAATCCCAACGGCACGAGGAAAGAATTTTTTCACGTTCTGATACACGCCATCACCCATACCTGTACGGTCAATGGTGATTTTCGTCACATTGTAAGATTGGGTGTAATGGCGAATTTTGTCGGCTTGTTTTTCAAAGTCTAAGCCGTGAAAGGTATCCGTATGCAACACACGATAATCACTGCCTTCTACTCTCGGCGGTGCAATAATGGCTAAGGCGGCACGGTCGCCTGTAAATGCTGGGTCATAGCCGATCCAAACTTCCCGATTGCCAAAAGAGCGTTGATAAAACGGCTTGAAGTCTTTCCATTCTTCGTAAGAATCCACCTGACAATGTTGTAATTCATCAAATTTAAACACGCTGGAATTATCATCGGCGAATTGGCACATAAATAACTGTTCAAATTCTGCCGTTGAGTTCTCAAACTTCAAATCGTCAATATTGAACAAGTTACACCCGCCTAATTCGGCATCATAGATATTCACAATTTGTCGCCATTGACGGTCGGCACACAGTTTACCCGCACGCAAATTAGCGTGAGAAATATCAATTTCCACCCGTTCACTTTCAGGGCGATCACGGTTGAAGGCTTTGCCCGACCAAAAGTCATAGGCAGAATGGGCAATAGTGGTTGGCGTTGAAAAGTAGGTTTGTCGATACTGTTTCTGTGAAGCCATTGCGGAAGCGACTTTTCGCATTTCGTCAAATTTTGCCACCCAAAAGATTTCATCAAAGTACAAATTGCCGTGATAAGACTGAGCCGTTGCCGAATTGGTGCCTAAGAAAATCAATTCCGCCCCATTCGGTAATAAAATTGTTTCGCCTTTTAGCTCCACATCGGCGGTTTTGCGTGCATACTGGGTAATGTAAGAGCGGAACATTAACGCCTGCTTCTTACTTGCTGACAAGAAAATCTGATTTCGTCCCGTTTTCAACGCATCAATAAAGGCTTCGTGGGCGAAATAGTAAGTCGCCCCAATCTGACGGCTTTTAAGAATGTTACGAATACGATGCTTTTCGCCTGCTTGATACCAATTCCGCTGATATTGGAACATTCCTTGCATAAAGCCATTAATCAACAGCTCTTCTTGCTCAGGGCTAATCGGATTTTTCTCAGCAGGTTTACGTTCACCCCGATTACGATTTTGAATTTTCGGATTGAGATCGGCTTCATTACCACCGTTGTTATATTTCTGAATGCGTGCGGCATCTTTCATTTGACGCATTAAAAAATCCAACTCTTTAAAATCGTACCCTGTTTTCACGTCTTTTTGTAACAGCAACATATAACGGTTCTCAATGTTACCGCTCACACGTTCAAACAAAGGTGCTTCGTCCCATTTTTCCCGTTTTTTCCAGCTGGCGATAGTGGACACAGGAATGTTAAGCATTTTGGCAATTTCCGTGAGTGAATAGCCAGCCCAATACTTTAATTGTGCTTCACGGTGGGTATTCATATTAATTAAAGCGGTCTGTTCCGCTTGGTTCGTTGCAATATCCGTCATTGTTTTGCGTCATCGTTGAAAATATGGCTATTGTTATGAAACAGACGGCGTTTGTAGAACAGTCCCCCTTGTTAAATCCTGCTTAACAACCGCAACGCTTTGCACCTGTTTGAAAATCAAATCACCATATCGGCAATTTTGAACATTAATCGCAAAGGGTAATTTTATGGGAACAAAATCAAAATGGTTTGTGGTCGCAACGGAAGGAGCAACCACAGATGGACGAGTTATTAATCGTACTTGGATTGAGCAGATGGCGAAGAACTACGACCCCAAAAACACCTACGGGGCGAGAGTAAATTTGGAACATCTTCATTTTCGTCTGTACTGGAAAGATGAACCACATTCACAATGTTATGGCGACGTGCTTGCGGTGAAAGCTGAAGAACGTGAAGATGGCAAATTACAATTACTTGCTGAGATTGCTCCTACTCCTGAATTGATTGAACTCAATAAAAAAGGGCAAAAAGTTTATACATCTATTGAAGTAGATCCAAATTTTGCTGATACGGGCGAAGCCTATTTGGTTGGTTTAGCGGTAACGGACAATCCTGCAAGTTTAGGTACAGAAATGTTGAAGTTTGCAGCAGGTGCAAGCCAAAACCCATTTAACGCACGCAAAATTAAGCCTGAAAATCTATTTACTGCAGCAGTCGAAACTGTACTTGAATTTGAAGAAGTCAATGAAAAGAAAGTCGAGCCGTCACTGTTTGATAAGGTTAAAACCTTACTCACCGGCAAAAGCAAAAAAGACGATGAACGCTTTCACGACCAAGCTCAAGCTGTGGAATTGTTATCCAATCATTTAGCCGAGTTATCGGAAAAATATGCAACATTGCAAACACAAGCGGTCGAACACGAGCAGAAAGTTGCAAAATTATCCTCCGATCTCACCGCTTTACAAAGCCGTGTTGATGTTATCGGCAGTGAGCCAGAACACGGCTACACGCCACGCCCTGAAATTACGGGTGGTCCTGCAGTCATTGAAACCGATTGCTAATAAACCTTTAACGTACCTAGAGAGCCAACATTTATGAAGAATGAAACCAAACAACTGTATAACGCTTATGTTACCCGTATAGCACATCTTAACGGTGTAACAGCCGATGATGTCAAAGAAGGTTTTACTGTACAGGCAGCACCTGAGCAAAAATTAAAAGAAAAGGTACTCCAAAGCGCTCAATTCTTACAATGGATTAACACGCCAAGCGTTACTGCAATGAAAGGCGAAATGATCGGTTTAGGTGTGGCACAAACTATTGCAAGCACCACCGACACCAACGCACAAGATCGTGAAACCAAAGATTTACTCAATTTGGATAAACGTACCTACAATTGTGAACAAGTCAATTTCGACAGTCATATTCGTTGGGCTCGTTTAGACGAATGGGCAAAACACCCTGACTTCCAAGAAAAAGTCGCCAGCCAAACGCAAAAAACTATTGCGCTTAACTTAATTATGATGGGCTGGAACGGTACAAGCCGTGCTGCAACATCAAATCCAAGTTCAAACACCTTATTACAAGATGTGAAAAAAGGTTGGTTGCAACAGCTCCGTGAAGATACGGGCGGCACAAAAGTGATGAATGGTGCAGATACCGAGAACAAAATCAAAGTCGGTAAAGGGCAAGGTACAGGTAACAATGCAGGTAAAGGTTATGAAAACCTTGACGCACTTGTAATCGATGCCGTGAATAACCTTATTCACGAAGTTTATGCAGAAGACACTGATTTAGTGGTTATCTGCGGTCGTGAAGTGTTGCACGATAAATACTTCACGATGATTAACCAAGACTTAAAACCGACAGACCAATTGGCAAGCCAAGTTATTGTGTCGCAAAAACAGATTGGTGGCTTAAAAGCTATTCGAGTGCCGTTCTTCCCGAAAAATGCGATGTTAATCACTCGATTAGATAACCTTTCAATCTATATGCAAGAAGGCACAACTCGTCGCTTTATCCAAAATAACCCGAAACGTGATCGTATTGAAGATTACCTTTCGCAAAATATCGATTACAAAATCGAAGATTACGAATGTGCGGCATTGATTGAAAATATCGTGCTGGAAGATGCTCCAGTTAAAGCAACCGAAAATAATAGTGGCTCATAAGCATAATGGAACGACTTTCCCCTGCTCAAATTCATCTTCGTAAGGCTTCTGCTGCACTTGCTCACTCTAATGAGCAAGTGTTGCTGGAAAACCTCGACGAATACGAAAAAATGCTCTACTTACTGGCACGTCATAAAAAAGACCTGAAAGCCATTGCCTCAATGGAACAGCGAGCCAGTTATAAAAAAAGCATTCTTCACCACTATTTGCCGTGGATTGAAGGGGCATTGAGTGCTGGCAATGGCAAACAGGACAATGTGCTGATGACGTGGCAAGTATGGTCGGTGGATTGTGGCGAGTATCACCTTGCTTTACAAATTGCTGATTACGCCATTCATCAAGACCTCACATTGCCTGACGGCTTTAGTCGTTCGCTTTGTTCAATGCTGGCTGAAGAGTTTGCTGACGCAGCAAAAAAAGCCCTGAAGGTGCAAAAGCCGTTTGAAGTAAGCTACTTGTTACGAGTGGACGAACTCACCAAAGAGAAAGATATGCCAGACGAAAGTCGAGCAAGGCTCTATCGTGAAATTGGATTACTACTTGAAACGACACAGCCTGAAAAGGCACTCAGCTACTTAGAACGGGCATTAGAACTGAATTTAAATATCGGTGTGCAAGGCAGTATTAAAAAATTGCGGAAGCAGTTAAACCAAGCCGACACCGACTAAACCGAGCAAACCACGCAGCCGACGGGGCGGGCGAAAAAGCGATATTGATTGCCTTGATTAGCCCCCACCCCGTTTTTTTTTATTGGCAAGCGGTCAGATTATGGAGATAGATTGCAAATGAGCCACGTCATCAATATACCTAAAGTGGTCGTGGATAAAAATCAGGTATCTTCAACCACGCAAAGTACCATTAGCAATAACGGCTTTTTCCCCGATATTGAGCTTATCGACGTTCGCCACGCAATGCGAGCCGACGGCACAGTTACAGATGAACGCCTAACGTTTGCCGTGATTGAAGCAATGGCAACCGTCAATGCGGAATTACACACGTTACAAATGGAATACGCCACCTTTGACGACATACCGTCAGATCATATCAACGGCGAAAACCTGATGATTACTCGTTACAAGCGAGCCGTATTCTGTTTTGCAATGGCAAATCTCTACGAACGCTACCGCAGTTTTGACAGCACCAAAGAAGGTGCAGAAAAAGCGGAGCAGTTTGAAAATTCCGTAGATGACCTACGCCGTGATGGTCGGTTCGCTATTCGGGATATGCTCAAACGTAAACGTTGGACATCGGAGCTTATCTAATGATTTTAACCGCAACCCAACACGACACACTCGACCAACTGATTTTCAGGCATTACAGCAGAACGGCTGGCTTGGTGGAAATTGCATTGGAATACAATCCGCAACTGGCAAATGTGGCAATTTTGGAAATGGGGCAACGGGTCGAAATGCCAGACATCACCATCACAACCACGATTACCAAGCAAACGGTGAGCCTATGGGATTAATCAAAATGGATAGAAATGACAACACGTCACTATTGGGGGCATTCGTGACCGTTTTAACCAGCCTAAACCTTCCCGATTGGGGCGTGATTATGGGGATTTTATTCGGCTTGTTTACCCTATTGATGAATTGGTACTACAAAGACCGAGAAATCAAACTGAAAGAAAAAGCCCTTGAACGTTACAAAATCAACTTAAAGGACATTTTAGACGATGAACAAAAATCTTAAATTCGGCGGAGCGATGGTCTGCGGTATCGGTGCAATTATCGGCTTAGTACAGCTTAATCACCCTGAAATCCGCACCAGTCAAAAAGGCTTAGACATTATCGGCAACGTTGAGGGGTGCAGACGAGATCCTTATGTTTGCCCTGCGAATATACTCACCGTCGGCATTGGCTCGACCGAAGCCACAAGCGGTAAGATTGAACGCAAAATTTACAGCGACAAAGAAATTGCTGACCGCTGGGCAAAAGATTTAGCCGAAGCGGAACGGTGCGTAAACCGCTACGCCAACGGCAAAAAAATGCCACAAGGGGCGTTTGATGCTTTGACATCTATTACCTTCAATGCAGGTTGTGGAACAATGCGACATTCGACCTTGTTCAAACTCGCCAATCAAGGTTACAGCCCTGCAATGTGTGAACAGTTTAGTCGTTGGGTTTATGCCAATGGCAAAAAACTGCGTGGCTTAGAAATCCGACGTGAAAAGGAAAAAGCATTATGTTTAGCATTATAAGCGGTATGATTGAGAAAAGTTTTGGCAAAGCGATGATTATCGCCTTGCTGATTGGTGTCTGCATTAATGCCTTTCTCTGTTATGAACGCAAAACACTGCAGGCGGACAACCAATCCAAACAAGAAGAAATTGCTTTAGTGCGAGCGGATAACCAAAGCCTAGCCAACCAGCTAGAACAGGCAAACCAACATATTCTGCAGTATCAAAAGCAGGTGGATAAATTACATCAACAAATTTTAACTAAGCTCACCCAAGCGGAGAAACGCACCAATGAAATTTTACTTGAATTGGAAAACAATCAATCTTGGAGCTATCAGCCTGTGCCTACTGGCGTTAGTCGGTTGCTCAACCAAAGAAACGGTACAGTATCGAACAGTAAAGCCAATTCCGCTACTTTGCCCCCAAATAAAGCAGTGTCACAGCCCCAAGTTCGAGATAAAGACCAACGCTGATCTTGCAAAATCCCTCGACCAAAGTTTAACGACCATTGAGCTTTGTCAGGTGGAAATTCAAGGCTGGGAAGCGTGTGTGGAAAGTTACAATAAGCGCATTCAAGAGTAATGATTGCCCCGAATAGTCGGGGCTTTTTGTTGACAGCTGAAAATAAAAAGCCGACAATGCAGAATATATTGTACGTTTTCTATGTAATGGAGGGACAATATGAATAAAAATGCACCTTATATTCGTGAAATTGTTGAACGCACAAAACAAGTTGGTGGCACACGAATTGTCGGTAAAACCAAAGAAGAAATTCAAAAAAATGCTATGTTGGTACTACAACAACAATTAAAACAATCAAATCAAAATGTTAGAACGCAAACATATTAAATTTGTTGAAATCCATCGCCTGTTTACTGAAATTAGCCTTGCTTTAGGTTTTAGTGAACAGGATATTGAAACCCATTCGGCAAATTTGGCAGAATTAATCGCCTTATGGCAACAACAGCAATTTGTTGAAATTTACATTGAAAACCAAGATCGCCTATTTGGTCGGGCAAAAGATAGTAGCTTATCTTATGGTGCTTCGCCCTATTATATCGGTTTATACCACGCTCGCCTAAGTTATACTGAAAACGATCCACTTGTTGTCCTTACTTTTGAATATGAAGATAACCCAGAAGAAACAGCTGTATCGGTTCGTTTTATGGTAGATCACGACACTTTATTTGGAACCAAAGAAGAGAAATATATTCAACAAAGAATGAAAGCTATTCGAAAACGGATTGATGATTTTATTCAGCTAGGTAATCAGAAATAATCATCGCCCCGACCCATCGGGGCTTTTTGTTACCACCAAATCCACACCCACAACCATTCGCCCCACCTTTGCCAGTTGCTCACAATATCGCTATTTAACTCAACGAGAAAAAGCGATGAAAGACCAAATTGACCGAGCCAATGAGCTTGCCGAAAAAGAAAGAGAGTTCGCCCTTGCAAAACTTCGCAACAAACCGACCGCTTACAGCCTGACCCATTGCGAAGATTGTGATGAACCAATCCCCGAAGTTCGTCGCCAAAACGTGCAAGGTTGCACCCGTTGCATTGACTGCCAACAAATTTACGAATACAAACAAAAAGGCTATCGCAAATGATTAAACCTGACAAACTGCGTGACTTGCTCACCAAAACCATTCCTTATTTTGCGAAAAATCCCGAACAGTTACAGATTTACTATGCCAACGGCAAAATTTGGACGACAGGGGCGACATCGCTCAGTTACCAATATCATTATGACTTAGAAATTGTGGTGGAAGATTTCCCAGAACACCCTGATTTGCTGTTTGTGCCTGTGATGGAATTTGTCCGCTTGCAACAACCAGAGCTGATGACCAATCCAAACAAACAGGACAGCATCACCTTTGAAATTGACCCAAACAACAACGCCACCCACGACATTTACATCAAAATACCGCTGACTGAGCGTGTTATTGTCAAACAAGAAGGCGATCATTACCAAGTTCACCACGCCGAAGAGCCACAACCGACCGAATGGCAAGCAATGGAACGGCTGACAATTTTTGTGAAAGGGGAAAAGGTGTATGAGCAAATGGGAACGGTGGAATAATGGCGACAAACGACATTATCAAGGTTAAATCAGCGTTTAATGCGTTGCTCAAAAATATCAGCAAACCACGGCGACGGTTGCTATATCAACAAATCGGGCGTGAATTGGCTCGTAGCCAACGCAGACGCATTACCGCACAGCAAAATCCTGACGGCACGGCGTACACGCCACGCAAAGTACAACGTAAAAAACGCAAGGGAAAGATTAAACAAAATGCGATGTTCTTAAAATTGAAGTCGGCCCGATTTATGAAGTTAAGAACAGCTGGGGATAATATCGAGTTGGGTTACAGTGGCAGTGACGCACATATTGCACAAATTCACCAATACGGGTTAAAAGGTCGAGTGGTGAGAAGTGCATATTGGCAGGTGAAATACGATCAGCGTGAGTTGTTAGGCTTTACCGATGAAGATATTGAAATGATTGAAAATTTTGTGATTAAGGCGTTGGCTGATGGTTAGCTATTTGCAAAAAAACGGTCGAGTATGACCGCTTTAGGCTTTAAAAAAGGTCATAGATAGTTTTGATTAGCACTTTAAAAAATTCACATATTTCCGCAATGAATACATATATAACACTAATCAATATTAGCCAACCAAAAATTTCAATTAATAAGGCAAGCATATTTCACTCCTTTAGTTTTTCTTTACGCTCTAAAAAATGACTTGCGACAGACGAAATCGCAGTAATAGCAATAGAACAGGGAACGCTTAGAAGTAGGAATAGTAAGCCACCAAAGAAGAATGTAAGCATTAACGGAACAAAAAAGCCGTCAATTATATTAAAGAGTTCATAGGCAACATAACCAAAAACAGCCACAGCTAACCCAACGAATAAAATAATCAGGATATTTACAAAATAGTTGTTTTCCATTTTTACCCTCTTATTCATTAATTAAGGACACTATATGAGCAAAGATTTAAAAATTCAAGTGGAATTATCCGCTTTTGATCGATTAACAGCTCCTTTTAAAAGTGCAAGTAAGCAGGCGGAAAAGCTATCTGCCACCTTAAAAGCAAGTAAAGATGCCGTACGTGAGCTGGAAAAGGTGCAAGGAAAAATCGGCACATTTAAAACAATGCAAACCAATCTTCAAAAAGCGAGTGAAACCATTCAGAAAACTACAAATAGAGTTGGTGATCTGACAGGTAAACTTGAGAAGATGAAAAAGCAGAAAGTTGATTTAAAAATCCAAATTCAGGCAGAAAAGAGAAATTATCAAAAATTAATTTCAGGGGGAGGACTTTCTGAAAAAACATTGCAAGTGGATCGTAATATCGCAAAAATGCAACGGGAATATGAAAAATTAACTCAGAATATTTCTGTTACAAGTAAAGCGCTCACTAAAGAAAGTAATATATTAAAACAATCTCGCACTGAAAAAGCCAAACAACTTTTAATTTTCCGAAAATTAAAACAGGAATTAAAAACAAATGGTATTCATATTAAAGATTTATCTAATAGTGAATTATCTCTTGCGGAAAAAATAAATAAAGCTAATCAAGCCATAGATAAACAAAGAGAAAAACTAGTAAAACTAAATAAACAAGTAAAAACGACGGAAAAACTAAAGGCAAGTAGTGAACGCTTTGCGAGTTTTGGGCAAAAAGCAACAGTTGTCGGCGCTGGTGCAGTTGGTGTATTGGCTAAACCTACTCAAGAATATGCAAAAGCCGAAACCGCAGCAACCAATTTAAAAGTGGCTATGATGGGTAAAGGCGGTACGGTTTCAGAAGATTTTGCAAAGATTAATCAACTTGCAATGGATCTTGGTAATCGCTTACCTGGTACTACTGCCGATTTTCAAAACTTAATGACAATGCTTGTGCGACAAGGTATGTCGGCAAAAACGATTTTAGGTGGTACTGGCGAAACAGCTGCATTGCTTTCTGTTCAGCTTAATATGAAGCCCGAACAAGCAGCTGAATTTGCCGCTAAAATGCAAGATGCCACACGTTCTATCGAAGCGGATATGATGGACTTAATGGACGTTATCCAAAAAGGTTTTTATGCTGGCGTTGATCCAACTAATATGCTTGGTGCATTTAAAAATTTAGGCTCTGCTATGGATACCATTAAAATGAAAGGTATTGATGGGGCAAAAGCCTTTGCTCCTTTTGTTGCAATGTTTGACCAAGCAGGAATGGACGGTTCAAGCCAAGGTAACGCTATGCGTAAAATTTTGAAAGCATCAATTGATTGGTCACCAAACTCTAAAGAGGGGAAAAAGCTCAAAAAAGCTTTAGGTAAGGATTATGACAAAATTGTGATGGATTTTACCGATGGTAAAGGTGAGTTTGGAGGCTTTGATAATTTTTTTGCTCAAATTGAAAAACTGAAAGCATTAAATACCCAACAACGCAGTCAGGTAATTGAAGCGATGTATGGTAATGATTCTGAAGTCAATATGGTGATTTCCACTTTGCTTGAAAAAGGCAAAGCAGGTTATGAAGAATTTGCACAAAAGCTCAATAACCAAGCAACGCTGAATGAACGAGTCAATGCTCAGCTAGAGACATTATCTAACATTTGGGATGCAGCAACGGGAACGTTTACCAATTTACTTGTAAGTATAGGTGAGGCTATTGCCCCTGAATTAAAACAGCTTGCGAATTGGTTTGGTGAAGTGTCTGAAAGCGTAATGGTATGGATAAAAGAAAACCCTATCTTAACGAGTACCATTTTAAAAGTCGTTGCTGCTTTTGGTGGATTAATGTTGATGTTGGGAACAGCATCTTTAGCCTTCAGTTATGTTCTTTATCCGATCAGTCGAATGATTTTAGGCTTCGGTAAAGCCGTTATTGCCGTAGGAAAGTTTGGGTTAGCATTATTAGCAAATCCTATGACGTGGTTCATCGCTGGCATAGTTGCTATTATTGCTGCAATTTACCTATTATGGAAACATTGGGAAAAAGTCAAAAATGCCATTGGCATAGCGTGGGATTGGCTCAAAACAAAGTTTGCAGATAGCTGGTTTGTGAACGCAATTAACGGAATTATTTTTGCCGTAAACAACTGGAATGTCGTTGTTGATACAGTGACTAAATCCATTGGCAATAAATTTGAAAGCCTGAAAAATACCGTGATGGGTTTATGGGATGGCATTACCTCATCTATCACCAACGCTTTTAATAAGGCAATGGAATTTTTAGGGCTTGAAACTCGTATTAATAGTGTCAGTGATGGTGTGGGTAAAGTGGCAAGTAAAATTGTTCCACCTGAACACGCCAACCAAATAGAAAAAACGGCACAAATGGCAGCTAATCAAGGTTTTGCTCAAGGTGGCTACACAGGCAACGGTGGCAAGTACGAGCCGAAAGGCATTGTACACGGTGGCGAATATGTTATGACCAAAGAAGCCACAAGCCGAATTGGTGTGGCTAATCTCAACCGCTTAAATTACGGCGGTGTTGCAGGTATGGCTGCGTTAGCTTCTACGGTGGCACTGGCACAGCCTATGCCTGCGGTAAAAGTGGATAACCGCCCACTGATTGCCCCAACGCAAATCCAAAGACAAACCCCACCGCCTGTTAATCAGTCGGTCAATATCACCGTCAATGCAACCGCAGGACAGAGTGCTGAAGAGATTGCTCGCCTTGTTGCTCGGGAACTTGAAAAGCAACAACGCAACGCCCAAGCAAAAGCACGCAGTCGATATTGGGATAAGTGACCTTGAATGCTTAAAGTGATCTCTTTTGATCTTATTTGACATAGAAAAGGTTATATTTTAGGATATAACCCATTGACAAAATAAGGAAGACCAAATGGAACATTTAAAAAATATCACTAATGGTTTTTGCTCTCTTTTTTCTGCAATTGCTGAACCTAGATCGTATCAACCTATCAGAAATGGTTTTCAGTTAGATAGAGAAAATTTACAATCGGATGTCAATAATGTTATGCAAACGCTAAATCGCAATACACAAAAGGTATATAGACAATATGGCAACCAAACACGTTAAAGCGCAAGCGAGAGATAGTCGTGGGAATGAAATAGCCATAGCAAGTACAAATTCTGATAGTCCGCTATTACCTGTTGAGCAACTTGAACGATTACATCAATTTCGTCCTGATTTAGTGGATTTTGTAGTAAATGAAACCCAAGAAGAAGCAAAAACAAGACGCAATGAAAACAGAAAAATCAATTTTTATACTTTTATTGAACGTATAATCGGTTTAGTTTTCTCTCTTATCATTGCATTAGTAGGAATACTTGGTGCTATTTACTTAGGTTTAGAAGGTCACGATTGGTTAGCTGGAACACTTGGAACAGTCACAATTGGTACACTTGCTGTAGCGTATTTAAAAAATAAATAACCCTTTATCTTATACTCTAGCCCCGAATTATCGGGGCTTTTGCTTGTAAATTGACAATTTTCTTGTTCAACGTTAGGATCTGACAAGTTCCCTTTATGAAGCGGAGAAAAACAATGATTATTTTACAAGCTCAGCCTATGGCACAAGTGCCGCATAATGCAGTATTTGCAGTGATTGAAACACACCAAAAGCCATTGCGTGAAGTACCAGCACTCAGCCCACAAGAATATAAAGTTTTTGCGAATGTTGAACGTTATGCCCAGCAAATGACAGAAGAAAGTCTAATGCGGGCAATGGGATTGATTAAATAAGTATTAGCTAAACCCAAGCGACTTCGGTCGCTTTTTTGTTACCACCAAATCCACACTCACAACCATTCGCCCTTTGCTCTTACCTTTCGCACAATATCCCCATTTTTAACTGACGGATTTTTATTGTGCATCACGACCACCCACGCCGATTAGATAACTTGCTACGCCTTGGCACCATTGCAGAAGTGGATTATGCCAACGCCACTGCACGAGTGAAAGCAGGCGGTATTACCACCGATTTTCTGCCGTGGATTACCTTGCGTGCTGGCGATGTAAAAACGTGGTCGCCTGTTAGCGTAGGTGAGCAAGTTTTAATTCTTGCGGTCAGTGGCGAATTTAACTCAGGGATTATTCTTGCTGGTGTTTATGCCTCCAACGCTCCGAACCGAAGTAAAGACGAGTTTTCTATTCATTTCCCTGACGGTTTTGTCATTCGCTACAACCACGCAAGCGGTCATTTATCGGTGGAAAATTGCAAAACCGCAACTATTCAAGCCACACAAAGCATTACAGCAGATACACCGTCTTTGACTTGCACAGGTGATGTCACCATTCAAGGCACGCTCACAGTGCAAGGGGCGATCAGTACATCAAGTTCAGTGACGGCAAGCGGTGAAGTGAGTGGTAAAGGTATCAATCTCTCCACCCATACACACAGCGGTGTAGAAAGCGGTAGCAAACGAACAGGAACACCATAATGAACCGAAACACAGGCTTAACGATCAGCGATGAAAGCGAGCATATCAAGCAGTCTATTGCCGACATTTTACTGACGGCAAAAGGCTCTCGTGTAATGCGTCGGACCTATGGCAGTAATTTGTATCAGCTTATCGACCGCCCGATTTCCAGTGCCTTACTTCTGCAAATTTCTGCCGCTTGCGTAATGGCGTTGAAAATGTGGGAACCCCGAATTGATGTGACGGCGTTTAAGGTTGAGATTGCAGACTTAAACCGCCCCCACAGTTTAACTGGCACCATTGATGCCACCGTAAAAAGCAGTAACACCAAATTAACAATGACGGATTTAACCTTACGATGAGCCAATTAGTTGATTTATCCAAACTCCCAGCCCCTGATGTCATTGAAGAGCTTGACTACGAAACCTTATTGGCTGAACGCAAAGCCAAGTTTCTGTCGCTTTACCCTGAAAGCGAACGTGCCTTTTGGCAAGCACGGTTAGCGTTGGAGTCGGAGCCGATTACGAAGTTGTTGGAAGAAAACTGTTATTTGCAGTTACTTGAACGCCAACGAATTAACAATGCCGCAAAAGCCACAATGTTAGCTTATGCAACAGGAACAGACTTAGATGTGATCGCTGCAAATTTTAATGTGCAGCGAATGATTGTACAGGAAGCGGATTTACAAGCTAACCCGCCGATACTCGAAATCAAAGAAAGTGATGAAGATTTACGTTTAAGAGCTCAATTGGCATTTGAAGGCTTATCTGTGGCTGGTCCACGTTCTGCTTATGTATTCCACGCCCTTTCGGCTCATCCTGAAGTCGGCGATGTTTCTGTGGTTTCACCACAACCAGCCTATGTAACCGTGACAATCCTTTCCCGTTTAGGCAAAGGCATACCTAGCCAAGCGGTATTACAAGCGGTTGAAGCAAGGCTAAATGATGACAATGTTCGCCCGATTGCAGATAGAGTGACGGTACAGGCTGCTACTATTCAGGATTATCAAATCAGAGCCAAATTACATATGTTTCGTGGTCCTGAATATGAACCGATTAAACAAGAAGCGCAAAAACGTTTGGAAAAATACGCCTTAGAGCGCCGTCGATTAGGGCGAGATATTACCTTATCAGGTATTTATTCTGCATTGCATATTGAAGGAGTTCAACGGGTCGAATTATTAGAGCCACGAACAGATCTGATTTTGCCCAATAATAAAGCAGGGTTTTGTACACAAATTAGCTTAGAAATGGCGGTTTCTGATGATTATTAATCACGCCCCACTTTTACCAAATGGAGCGACTACGCTTGAAAAACGAGCAGCAGAATGTTTACAACAAGCGGTCAGAAATCCGATTGTGATTGCAGATTTAATCAATCCAGAACGTTGTCCAGAAGCATTATTGCCTTATCTAGCGTGGGCATTTTCAGTCGATAAATGGGACGAGCAATGGAGCGAAGAAGTCAAACGTATTGCAATTAAAAATGCGTTCCTGATCCATAAACAAAAAGGCACATTAACCGCTATTAGACGTGTCGTAGAGCCTATTGGCTATTTGCTCGAAGTGAAAGAGTGGTGGCAAGAAACACCAATGGGAACGGCAGGGACGTTTAAGCTGACCGTTGAAGTGAGCGAAACAGGGTTAAATGAACAAACTTACAATGAACTTGTACGATTAGTCGATGATGTGAAGCCTGTTTCACGCCATTTAACTCTTGCAATTGCTGTTACACCAACGGGCGAAATGAATGTATTTATTGGACAAAATAGCGGTGAGACGATCACCGTTTATCCACAATAGGAAACACTATGGCAAAAACCTATTACTCCGTTTTAACCACCTACGGTTCACAACTTTTTGCAAATGCGATGACAAATCGCCAAGCAGTGAACATTACCCATTTTGCCGTTGGTGATGGCAATGGGCGAGCTGTACAGCCTGATTCTACTCGCACATCACTTGTGAGAGAAGTCCACAAAGCGAGTATCAGTGCAGTCAGTCGAGATCCGAGAAACAATCGCCAAGTCATTTTTGAGCTAACCTTACCTGAAAATATCGGTGGCTTTTGGATTCGTGAAATGGGGATTTTTGATAATGCAGGGCGATTGGTTGCGATTGCTAACTGCCCCGATACCTATAAACCACGATTAGAAGAAGGTAGTGGCAAAATTCAAGTGTTGCGAATGATTTTATTAGTGAGTTCGTCGGACGCTGTCACGTTAAAGGTTGATGATACAGTGATTTTTGTGACACGGGGACAGTTTACCCCAAAAACCATCACCGCAAATAGTATCAATGGTTTTGATGACACAGGACATTCTCACGCAATTGACACAGCCACTACGTCTCGCAAAGGGATTACCCAACTCACCAACGACACAGGACTAGACTCTGAAGTATTGGCATTAACCGCAAAAGCAGGTAAATCCATTGCTCAGTCTGTGGCACAGTTGCAACTTAGTACAACCAATGCGCTAAATCAAAAAGTCAATAAAACCGACATCAGTAACGCTGTCAATTCAACATCTCAAACTACGGTAGCTTCTTCACAAGCAGTAAAAATGGCTTATGATTTAGCTAACAGCAAATACACAGCTCAAGATGCCAGCCCAACCCAAAAAGGCTTAGTTCAACTCGCCAATAACCTAACCACCGATGATGCCACAAAGGCACTGACGGCGGCGCAGGGCAAAGCCCTCAAAGACGAGATTGATGAGATTGAGATTGGTGGGCGGAATTTAATTAAAAATTCTCGGCTGCTAAACGGCACCAATCACTGGACTGTAATAGGGGGACAAGACCTAAGGAATGGCATCGCAGTTTTAAAAAGTTTAGATACATCAACGGAATGGTGGTGGAGGCAAAGTTTTAATCTGCCCGAGAAGCAATATACATTTAGCGCTGAGGTCAAACCCGAAAGAACTGCGTTTTATATCCATCTACAGAATGGGGAGAGATGGCTTAATTTTTATGCAAGAAATTTGACTCCAGGTGTATGGCAAAAAATATCGATTACATTTGTAAGTGCAGTAAGGCAAATTACGTTTGTTAACCCAGGCGAAGGACTTGTCGAATTGCAAAATCCTATGCTTGTCGAAGGTAATCGAGCTATGACTTGGGCTCCAGCCCCAGAAGACGCAGAAGATTACAACCGTCAAAACTACGTCGCCAAATCTGGCGATACGATGACTGGCATACTCAATATCAACCACGCCACCTCTTATTTAAGAGGCAAAAACAACGACGTTGATGATTGGTTTGTCGGACGAGTTAGGGATAATGACAACGACGTGGCGCTTGTGTCATATCAATACAGTACCGGCGTCCACCTCAAGGCGGACAGAGTTGAGAGCAACAAGCCCATCTATCATGGAGCGAATAAAGTCTTTGACGAGGGCAACTTGCTCCCAGTCAAGCAAATCAACTTGCGGTCACATATCCCTAATACCCAAATTGAGTACCAAAACGCCACGCCCACAGAGTTGCCTATGGGTAGCTATATAGGATTTACAACCAATGCGCAGCTAAGTGGCAATGGCGTATTCAGCGGGTGGGGTTTTGTTAGCAAAACAGATAATACCCAAGCCTTTCGCCAAGCTGTAAACTTTGATAGGCATTTTGCACAATGGGGCAACAATGCCAGTGGCTGGGGGAGCGTGCATGAGTACTTTATGCTCCGCCCACAATTAGGAGCAAGCAACCTTAATAACGTCACTATGTGTGGCATGTACTCTCAAATGTCAAATGCTAACACTCAGTCTAACCTCAACTACCCTGCACAAGAGGCAGGGACGTTGCTGGTTACACCATCGGCTTATGGTTATCAGCAAGAGTACACAACTTTTTACAGCAATAAAAAATTTGTAAGAGGCAGAGATGGCAACGGATGGCTGTCGTGGAAGCAGATTGACGGAGCGGATTGGAGTGAAGTGAGAAATAAGCCAACGACCGCATCAGGTTTAGGTATTAATGATTTTGATAATAGAGTGACAGCGTTATTTACTTATCAAAAAATCGGGGATATAGAAGTTCGTAAATATCCTGATGGGACGATGATTCAAGCTTTCACAAAACGCATGACAAGCAGTGATTATTCTAAAACTACAGTTCTTTGGGCGCAAGCTTTCATCTCACGCCCAATCTTAACTGGTACTGCACGGTATGAAGCTAGTGTTGGAGACCACGATACAATTGTAACATTTGTGAATGGTACGGATCACACTAAATGTGTTTTTGTCACAGGTGAAACTTATAACAACTCCTCCGAGTTTGCTTATGTAGAAGTAATTGCTATTGGGAGATGGAAATAATGACAATTTATTATAAAGACGGTTTTTATAACAACGAGCACGGCGGTTTTGTACCTGAAGGGGCTTGTGAAATTTCGGAAGAAACCTACCGCTTGTTACTTGAAGGACAAGCTCAAGGTAAGCTAATCGTTGCCGATGATGAAGGGCTTCCGATTTTAGTTGAACCAGCGCCAATGCCTATTGAAGAACAACGCCAACAAACCCGTAATGCTATCAACGCTCTGCGAGATAAGAAAATCAACGGTGGCGTTTATGTGCCTGCTATCGACAAATGGATTGATACCGATGCCACCGCTGAACGCAATATCTTGTCAGTTAAGGCAACTTTTGACTTATTCGGCGACCAAGAAATACCTTGGACGTTCGCCGATAATTCGGTGGCGATGATTAATAAAGAAAAATTGTTAGTCATTTGGCAGGTGTTAATGGAAGCCAAAACGAACAATCACGCTAACGCCTTGAAGCATAAAGCGATGGTGGAGCAAGTAGAAAATCCACTTGAATATGATTATTCGAGTGGGTGGACGCAGACTTATGAGGAGTTTGTAAATGAACAAATCTAAATTGCTATTGTGGTTGTATCACGTTGTGATTGCCATTGACCAACTATTTAACGCCCTAACAGGCGGTGCGGCAGATGAAACCTTTTCAAGCCGTTGCTACCGTGGGGCAATACTTGCCGAGAAGCCACGCAAGCGGTGGCGTTTTTGGTTTGCTTTTGTCAATGGGCTGTTTTTTGATAAACAGCATTGCCAAACCGCCTACGAAAGCGAAGTTAAACGAAAACAGTATCCCCCTGAGTTTAGCAAAATCCGCTGATTGTCATCCCCAAATCCACACTTCCAACCGCTCGCTTCAGGGCGGTTTTCTTTTCACAATAGCCTTCAATTTATCCCCTTTTATTTAAACAGAAGGATTTTCTATGGACTATCTACACGGTGTTCGAGTACTGGAAATCAACGAAGGTACACGACCAATTCGAACCATTGCCACCGCAATTATCGGAATGGTGTGTACTGCCGATGATGCCGACAGTGCAACTTTCCCCCTAAATAAACCTGTTTTAATTACCGATCCTGTCGCTGCAATTGGCAAAGCTGGCACACAAGGCACATTGGCACGCAGTCTTGACGCTATCGGTGATTCCGTTAAAACCCCTGTGATTGTGGTGCGTGTTGCCCACGATGAAAACGCCGATACACTCACCGCAAATGTGATTGGTACAGTGACTGAGCAAGGCGAATACACAGGCTTAAAAGCCTTGCTGGTGGCAAATACCGTCTGCGGTTTTAAACCACGCATCTTAGGCGTGCCTGAATTGGATAATCAAGCGGTGGCAACGGAGCTTGCCAGTATCTGTAAAAAATTGCGTGCTTTTGGCTATATCAGCTCAAACGGTGCGAAAACCCGTGATGCGGCTATTCAATATGCCCGTAATTTCGGACAACGTGAATTGATGATGATCCACGGTGATTTTGTTTCTTTTGACGACACTGCAACAAAATCCTACAAACCGAACTCTGCCGTTGCTCGTGCATTGGGCTTGCGTGCCTTGTTAGATAAAACCGTCGGCTGGCATAAAAACCTGTCTAACGTAGTAATTGATGGGGTGACGGGTGTCACTATCCCGATGTCTTTTGATATTCAAGATTCAAGCACAGATGTGAATATGCTCAATGAGAAAAACATTTCCGTGCCAATCAACTTCAACGGCTATCGCATTTGGGGCGGTCGCACCTTATCAAGCGATAAACTTTTTGCTTTTGAGCAGTACACCCGAACCGCTCAGATTATTGCGGACACCTTCGGCGAAGCGTTCGACTGGGCGATTGATAAACCGCTTACACCAAGTTTGGTGAAAGATATGCTGGAAATGATCAACCAAAAATTCCGTTACTGGAAAAATTTAGGTTATATCGTGGACGGCTCGGCTTGGGTCGATGCCGATATTAACACCAAAGACATTATCAAAGATGGTCAGTTCTTTATTGATTATGACTATACCCCGATGCCGTCGTTGGAAAACCTGAATTTACGTCAGCGTATTACCGACAAATACTTGATGGACTTTGCGGCGAAAGTGGCTGCGGCATAAAAATCCCCCCTAGCCCCCTTTTTCAAAGGGGGGAATGTTGAATAAGGAAAAAATATGGCTTTACCACGATTATTAAAATTGATGAACGTCTTCAATAACGGTTTTGGTTATGAAGGCGTGGCAGAAGAAGTCGAATTGCCGAAATTGACGATGAAGCAAGAAGATTTCCGCACAGGCGGTATGTTGGGCGAAGTGTCGGCAAATTTAGGCTTAGAAAAATTAGAGATGACCCACAAATACGCTGGCATTGTGCCAGAGTTATTCAAAGGGTTTGCCACAGATACCATTGACAGCGAATTAATTCGTTTTGCGGGTAGCTATCAACGTGACGACACAGGCGAAATTACCGCCGTTGAAGTGTTGGTGCGTGGTCGCCACACAGAGTTAGACGGTGGCAGTAGCAAAACAGGCGAGAAAACCGAAACTACGATTAAATCGGCACTTTCCTACTACAAGCTAACAGTGGACGGCAAGGAATTGATTGAGATTGATTTAATCAATTCGGTGTTCAAAGTGGACGGCAAAGATCGTTATGCACAACACCGTGCGGCGATTGGGCTTTAATATCTAAGATGAAAACGGACACACGCAGTGTGTCCCTACAAGGAAAAAACAATGAAAAAGAAAACTGATCTAAATGTGACAACAGTCAAATTAAAAGCAGGCATTGTGCGTGCTGAACAGACCATTACCGAAATTCAGGTGCGTAAGCCAAACATTCAGGCACTCAAAGGCTTGAAGTTGCTTGATTTAGTGCAGTCGGATGTAAACAGCATCATCACTTTACTGCCTCGTATCACTCAGCCGATGTTGCACAAAGCCGACATTGAGCGCTTAGATGTGGCTGATTTTACTAAACTCACTGAGGCTGTCTTTAACGTGATGAACTTGAATGAAGATGACATCGAAAGTGACGAAGAGGGAAAGTCCGACTCATCCCTTATTGCGTAGAAGATGCCATTGCTGACATCGCTATTGTGTTCCATTGGCAACCCAATGCCTTTGACGATATGTATCTTGATGAATTAATGCAATGGCGAGAGCAAGCACGAAAACGGACAGAAACCAACGAAGAATAAGACAAACGGTCGGATAACGAGAAAAATTTGCAAAAAAATCTCAATATCTGACCGCTTGTTATATTAAGGAAATTAAATGCTCCAAAACTCCGCTATGATGTGCCTTGGGTTGTTTGTTTTTATGCGACAAACCGTACCCTACCAAGAAACCAGCCGAGAATTATCGTGGAACCACCCGACAAACAGTGTTGTGGGGAAATTGCCACGCACGCAGTTTACAGGCAAAGCCAGTGAAACGATGACGATTAGCGGCACATTAATCCCTGAACTAACAGGCGGTCGATTAAGTTTAACGGCGTTGGAATTAATGGCAGAGCAAGGCAAGCCCTATCCGTTAATTGATGGGGCAACGTTTATGGTGTTGGGCTGGTTTGTGATTGAAAATATCAGCGTGCAAAGTAGCCTTTTCTTTGGTGACGGTGCGCCACGTCGCCTTGATTTTTCCCTGTCGCTAAAACGGGTCGATGACTCAATGATGACCGAAATCAGCGACGACATTATGAGCTTCCTATGAATTTACTTGATAGATTAAAGCAAAACGGTCACCGTATTCCCGCCTTTCATCTCACCGTTCGACCAAATCCGAAAAAATCCACAGGCGGAACGAAAGACATCACTACTCTACTCTCTCAACGCTTGATGAATTTAACTCTGACGGACAGTCGGGGTTTTGAAGCTGACCAGCTCGATTTTACCTTAGACGATACTGACGGCTTGCTAGAACTGCCGAGCCGTGGAGCGATTTTATCTCTTGGGCTAGGTTGGAAAGATGAAGCCTTGACCTTTAAGGGTGAATACACCGTGGACGAAGTAGAGCATTCAGGCGCTCCCGACTGTGTCACCATTCGGGCAAGGTCGGCGGACCTGCGTGGCAGTTTAATGAACCGACACGAGCGAAGTTTTCACAAAACCACGCTAGGCAAAATTGTGCAACAGATTGCCGACGAAAATCAACTGCAAGCGATGGTGGGCGATGAGTACAAAAACCTTGAGATTAAGCATATTGACCAAACGGACGAAAGCTCAATCAGCTTTTTAACTCGCCTTGCCGAAGAACACGATGCGATAGCCACCGTCAAAAATGGGCGATTATTGTTTATTAAATCGGGCAAATCCACCACTGCAAGCGGTCAGAAACTGCCTGAATTTATCCTCACCCGACAAGATGGCGACAGTCACCGCTTTGCCATTGCTGAAGGGGATAACTACAAAGCGGTTAAAGCCTACTGGCACGACACCGCAACGGGCAAGCGTGGCGAAGTGATTATTGATGAAAATACCGAAGTGAAGAAGGTCAATAAAACCACCAAGAAAGGCAAAATCAGCAAAAAGCAGACCACCGTTATTCAGCAAAATAAGCCAGTGGAAAGCGACAATGACCAAATTAAAACCCTACGTCATACCTACGCTACACAGCAAACCGCATTGAATGCTTGTAAACGCCACTTTGAAAAACTACAACGTGGCGTGGCGACCTTTAGCCTAAACCTTGCGGAAGGTAATGCGGAGTTGATCCCCGAAACGACAGTAAACGTGGTGGGCTTTAAAGCGGAGATTGACTCAAATGCGTGGATAGTGACGCAGGTTACTCATTCGATTTCTGAGAACAGCGGATTTACTACGGCGATTGAGTGTGAGTTGAAGGTGGGGGAAGAATAAAGCCCACTGAGTAAGTGGGCATAAACTATTCATCTCGTCCATTACCCAAACACCCTTTTCAATATTTCCCCAATTCTACTCTTGGTCTGTCTTGTTTCTTGTTGAAATAACGCCACTCGATTTTTTTTCGTAGTTAGTGAATAGCCTGATAACACCTACCGCCCATTTTATTTCATTGTGCTTTCCGATATTCTGCGGAAAAACCTTTAACACCGTATTCGTAAAGGAGAAAATTTATGTCCGAAAAATCGGAAAAATCACCAGTTTTAAATGTTACATTTAGCAAACGTCGAGGCAAGGTAGCAATAACACTCAATGCTGACGTAGATAGTTTTTCATATAAAAATGTAGGCTACTATAATACTGGATTACAAACGGACGATGGTCAATACATCTACTTACGATTTGAACTTGCATCAAAATTAAAAACAATTGAGCACTTAAACCTAAGCCCCAAATATGTGTTGCAAAAACAAACAACATTAAATCGTATTTGGCTCCCGTTTATTCTTAAAGCAGATATTTTTGAAGGCATACTCACAAAACGTCCTGACGTTATTTTTGTAGATCGTGGTACACCTACTGTTTTATAAAAGGTATTTTAGGAGCCTAACACTCTCCTTAACATTTTTACAATCCCCCAGCAATTTGCCTGTTTCTGAAATAACGCCACTCGATTTTTCTCGACGGCTAAATCCATTTCTAGTTTGGTGACTTTGGATTTTTCTTCAGAAAGTGAAAGACGGTGGTTTTCTTTTTCTTGGTAAAAGGAGAACAGGATATTTTTAATTTCGTAGAATTTAAGAAATTCTTCATCGTTGAATTTTATAAACATAAAATCGCCACGCATTTGTGTGCAAATATCTTGAAGGGCTTTGAAAAATTGTGGATCGGTGGATTTAAACCCCATTAGTTCTTTGGTGAGTTTTTTTCTATCCAAAGGCGAAATAAAATGTTGGTGAATTTCGACTTTGGTTTGTGAATCAATTTTCACGCCATTTGCCATACCTACGGAACCGCTAAAATATTGGTGGCTAACATCGCCCATATTTACTCCTTGGCTAAATAGTTATTTAATTCTTTTGATCTTTGTCGCTCTCGTTACTTTCTTCATTTTCTGAATCATTTAAGAGACTTTGAATAGTTTGCTTCGATTTTTTACTCTGCTTTTTACCACCTTTGCCACAAACATTTTCACAAGGCACACCATCGCCATCACGGTCTAACCGTACAAGACCACAAATTTTAAGATGATAATAGGCTTCATCACAGTTCACCATTTCTTTACAGTATCTTTTATCGCAATCGTATTCTTGGGCAAGACTGGGGAATGTAAAGAAAGCAGAACAAACAAATAAAAATACTTTAAACTTTTTCATAACATTCCCCCTTATTCGCTTTTATTGTTTGCAATAGGCTTGACCGAGTACTACCCATTCACCTGTGCTAACCAATTTTTTAATATCAATGACGTGAACAAAAACGCCAGTATCTTTAAAGCCGTTTTCATATAGAACAAGACAAACATACCCAGCATAACCATCTCGTCTTGTGCCGTCATCAAACACACCTACTTTAAAGGTGGTTGGCGTTGTCCAAATCGCATCTTTCACTTTCGGCTCTTCATCACTTAAGAAAATTTGTTTTACTTTTTCTCTCTGAGCGTCCAAATTGTCTGCTGAAGCTGAAAATGTCAGAAATAATGCACTTAATAACACAAATAATTTTTTCATTTTGGTTCTCCTATTCATTAAAATTTACAGGTTCTTGTTTAATTTTTTTATACGATAGATAACTTAATCCACCCATATTTTTAAATACTTTTAACTCCAATGTAATACCATCAATAACTTTCTTCACTTTGATAGTTTCTTCTTTTTTCATTCTTTTACCTGCAATATCAATCATTGTATTAATTTCTTTAAAGGCTTTATCAGGGTCTGGCATTACTAAGACTGTTGTAGCAAGACCAGCTAAAGTATGCAGAATAATATCATTGTCGTTTACCATTCCAAATTGAAGTGATACCGTTTCTATTTTTTCCCAATCATTACCAATTGCTTCAATAGATACAACTTTATTTAATGGAATTGTATAAGCATTTTTGCCTGACTCTAATTTTCTAATATCAAAGTCGCTATTCATTCCAATTTCTCTTAATTTGGTTTGAATAGTCAATAAATTAAAGTTTAACGGATCAATTACATCTTGCATTGGAATTTCAATTTTTCCAGTCGAAAGTGCTTTTATAATATTTGTAGCGTAAGGGCTATTATAAAATTTACTTGATAAGTTCGATGAAGAATAACCTAGCACTACATATTGATTTTGTTTATCAAAACTAACTAAATCATTAAAATCTTTTGCAGGGCTAAAAGTCTGTAATACGTTTAGGGCTTTTTCTCTTGTTGCCTTAATTTTGGTGTGATATTTTTTAGGAAGTGGCTTATTTGTTTGAACATCAATAGGCACTACTTCTAAAGTAATTTCATCAGTTAAAGTGTTGGTAAATATTCTGTAAAGTGCAGAGAGAAATTCATATCGACTATCTTTTAATGTGATTTCTTCATCTGATTTTGCAATAGTTGGATGTAGTAATATATGCAATGGTTTTTCAGAAACCAGTTTTATATTTTTGTCTTCAACATCATATAAGCTAAGCGCAGAAAACATATCTAAAACATTGTTGAAAATAACTGTTCCTTTTTCATTTTTAGAAAATGGCACGTCTTTAATCATATTTTCGGGCAATATTGCCTTTATGTCGGGTTCAGATTTTATGGACTCAGTTTGTTGAGATGTATTTGCGTTTGTTTCAGTACTTGCTGATTGCGGTGTATCATCACAAGCTGAGAGAGTTAAGCCTAAAAATGAAAGCATTAGTAGTTTTTTCATAACATTTCCTATTTTTTTATCCCTATAACTTCCCCAACATCACCACTAAACACTTGCTGGTTATTGCCTGTACCGTTAGCAGTTTGATGAATTTCGTTTAACCCATTTGAATTTTTTAAGAGTTCTCCGAACCCACCTTTTATCAAACCTTGAGCTAGAGCAGTCATATAACTAATAGCTTCTACTTTTTGTTCTGATGTTAATGAATGAAACGCAACCATCGCAACTTCTTCATACCCTTTTAAAAGAACTTTGTTATGGCTACCCGTGAATAAAAAACCAATATCCCCACCAATTTCAGCAAACCCTTGCAAAAATTTAGCATCAGGTTTTCTTTTTCCTAGTTCATAGTTCGAATATGTAGTTGGAGTTACACCGCATTTTTCAGCCATTTCTACTTGCGTCATCAGCAATCTTTGACGTTCACTTTTAAGTCTTTCATTAATTTTTTCAAAAAACTCAACATTCATTTATAAAAACCTCTTGCAATCTCAACATTTGTTGAGATAAAATACATCACAACAAAACGAAACCGATCAAAATGGATCGTTTTAATAAAATGTACTAACAATATCAATAAACACAGGGGGTGTCTAGATGGAAAAAGGTGATCTCAGTCACAAAACTGGGAGAAAAATCCGCCCGAAGCGTGAAGTGTCTGTGGCGTTTCATATGACGTTAAACGAGGAAGAAGGCATTGCCTTTGAGAAAGAGCGTGAACGTTTGGGGCTCGCCACTAAGGCGGCATTGGGGCGGATGTTAATCCGTCAGGGATTGGGGTTGGCTGTTTGATGAAAGAAGCCTTAAAGGCAAGGGAGGAAAAAAATGAGTGATTTTGTAAAAGCAATTCCATTTTTTGCGGAATTTGCAAGAAAAGAAGGTCCAGAAGCATTGGCTAACTTTTTTGAGTTTATTGCGGCTAATTCGGAGGTTGAGCCAGAGGGAGAAAGTATTTCAGAAGAAAAAAGCCCTGTTAAAACAGAGCTTGAAACACCTAACGAAACAATACCGCCCATTCTTCTGGTACAGACTTCGGAATCTTTATCCGAAGCCGACAAGCTGTGGGTGGAGCAGACTTTTGATAGAGTGTGTAAAGTGATGTCGCCAGAGGATAGTATCCGTCTTCGAGCAATATTGATAACCATGAAGACAATTCTTTCTCGAATGACGCTCTTGTATTCCCATAGTTGCCAACTAGCAGCGTTATTGTTTCAGTCGCGGTTGCTATTGCGTCCTCTACCCGTGGATTCTCACGAAGTGAGATCGCATAAGCTAGCCCTAATAGAAGAATGTGAGCGTGTGAGTCTGGAACCTTCGAGAAGATTCCTCTAAGTAAATTAAGCGGTTCAGAGATTTCTTGTAATTCACGCATAGGTACTCCTTGTTGAGTGAGTGGAAGTTTGATTATAAACAAAGGCAAATTTTGAAAGCAATTAATGTGTTTAACACGAGGAGAAAAGGGAATGTGTGAGAAAGTTAAATGCCCTGTGAGTGCAGGGCTTGCAGAATGGGCTGACATTGGCAGTTTTAGCGAGTATTTACGCTTTCGAAAAAGTTCAGCAAATGACCGTGGAGCGTTTCCAAATCGTCAAGGAGAAAATCATCGTCCGTCTGCTCAATTAATTGAGAGATGTAAGTTGCGTAGCCTTGCAAAGCGTCAATCTGTGATGGTTCGACAAGTTTTTGAAACTCGTCAATCAGCTGAAAATAGCGAGTGCGTAGGGTGTTAAATGTTGCTTCGTCCGTAGTTTGTAGAGCCGTTTCTAAGGCTTGAAAGGTAAGCGGTAATTTGCGTGGGTCGAACTGCAAGCGACTTTTTAAGGTTTTAAGTTGGTCTTTGGTAAGTTGTGCAACAATCGCTTTTGCAAATTGTCGCTCTGGATTAAGCATTGAAATATTTTCAAATTGTGTTGGGTTCATTCTGATTTCCTTTTTTGAGTGAATGGAAATTGAATTATAAACAAAGGTAGGTGACATCAGCAAAACATAACCAAAAACAAACCGCTTGCATATTGGGGAATGTGCAAGGGGAAAACTGAATTGAAAACGTGGGTGCCGTTGGGGAACGGCAGAAAAAAGTGGAAAAAGGATATCGCCGAAAGGCAGGGGAATAAATGGCTAATTTAGATCATCGTTGCGTAAATTGTGGCAGTAGTAATTTACGGGTTAGAACATCGGAAAAAATCGGCTTGTTACTGATTGATGCAAAGGTGTTTTGTAACAGTTGTGGCTCTGAGCATCATATTCAAAGCCAAATTGTACGAGTGAGAACACCAACCTATCACGAGCGACCAGAAGCGTTGCGTATCAATAAGCCGTTATTGCAAACCGATACCAATACACCTGATTTATTTAATGGTGTGGTGGAAGACGCAAAGACGGAATAAAACCTAAAACATAGTGTAAAAAATCGCCTTTTTATTAAAGGGCTGGTTTTTTGCACCCTGAAAACAGGAGATTGAACAATGAGTAAACAATTTAGATGTAATCAACGCTGGCGTATGAACAGACAGATGAAAGACCGCCGTCGGTTAAATCTGTTTTTGGTGGAAAAACGTGTGCGTCATTTGGAAGGTCGTCAGGAAGTGGTGACGCTGGATTTAGAGAATACCCACGATTTATTGACGGCGCTAGAAACAAAGGTGGCAACGTTGGTGGCTGAGAAGAAAGCCCGTGAGCAAGCAGAGAAAGAGTTGCAATGGGTTGCCTATCCAAAACCGAAAAGCCTTGTTTGTCGTTTGTGGCAGTGGTTGCTTGGCATGTTAGGGCAGAAGGGGAATCCGTAGGGGGAAGCGATGACTGGGGTCAGTGCTTGGGCTGAACAGCTAATCAATCAAATTACTGCAGTTCATAAAAATCAGTATTTGCCTAAAAAGCGTGAAGATTGGCTTTTATTGCGTGAGCGGTGGAACCGTTATACCGCAGAACATCGGGCTTTTGTGTTGCGTGTGGCAGGTATTGAGGGGAATTTTCCCCTTGAAAGATATAGCGATACGCAAAAAAGAGCGATTGCGACGGCAATTGCAGATGTGAATGCTTTTGCGAAAGCTGACTTTGCACTGATTTCTCGTATTCGTAAATTTTGGCGTGACTTGGAAAAGGGGGATTAATCAATGAGAACAACATTCTTTTTTTATACATTTTGGCGTGAAGCCTATTTACGCACTTATCGCCCTGTGGCGTTCAAAATGATGATGTATTACTTCGATAAATTGGCGTTATGCAAGGGGCAAGTATGCGTACCTTAATTCAGTCAGGCAAGCATATTATTCGCTTTCAAGGTGGGACTTTTCAGGTTTATCGCTTGGTGCGTAATCGCTTTGGCGATGTGATTTCTGAAGTTCACGTTGAGAGTTATGGGGCGTTTTCCCCTGCTATTCGTAAGTTAGTCCAGCAAGCTAAACAAGTCAGCGAGAATAAACGTAATGGAAAGTATCCAGTGGAACTATGAACAACGCTCAGCAGAGGTCGATGCACAACGTGCGGCGTATGCGTTGGAATTGCAAAAAATTGTGCAAAACCAACCGCTTGTTAAGCCAACTTTAAATGACCCTAGAGCCACGGAGACCCAAATCGAATTATTCGATTTAGTGGGGCGTGATAGTTATGAGTATGTCGAAGCCTTGATCCGTCGTTTGCCGTCATTGCGTCAGCGTGAGCATTTCCGCAAGTTGTATTTGCGTGAGTATCACGCTGTTGTTGATGACGGTTCGATTGCCTTTTCGTTTGGGAAAAAGCAGTTATTTCAGGCGAATACGTTTATTCGTGAGTTGCTTGAAAATCGTTTGGGCAAGGTGTTTGAGCAATATAACTTTGACCTTGCGTGGTTGAGTATGTCGCTGTCGGAGAAATGGCAGTGGGCGTTAGAGCAAGGGCAAGCCTATCAAGCTGAGCATTATCGCACGGTGGTTGGGGCATTTGATGATGTGGCTCGTGAGCGTGAAACAGACGAGCGTAAGAAAAAATTGCCTTTCTATCTGATGACCGAACATAAGTTGTCGGTGATTGCCGATCATCTCTCTTTTTTACTTCGCAAAATTCAAACCGATTTTTTCACAGAGCAAGCCAATACAGGCAAGGCGTTTAGTGATGCCGAAATTCAAACGATGGTGGTTGATATTTACCGTCGTTGTGGCTTGTTGTGTGAAAAGATTGGGCTGTCTTTGCCTTATTGGGCGACCTTTTCATTTAGTGATGGCGATGATGATTTTGTGCCAAATATGAAATCTATTGAGATTGCAATCAATAAAAGCCAGTGCGAAAAGTTTTGGCTGAAGGCGTTGAAGAAAGCACAAAAGCAGATGGTGGAGCATTTGGCGATTGCCTGCGGTGAAGTGCGTAAGGGCGTTGCACCTTATATCTCTGAAAAGAGTTTTAGCGAGTGGAAGGCTCAGAAGAAGAAAAATTTTGAGTTTCTCGACCGTATGATTTTGCAAAATTTGGACGATGAAGAAGAACAGGTCGAGTTGTTGGAGATGTACAAGCGGTCTTGTTCTAATCCGTCTGTGCGTCATCAAGAGATGATGAACTGTTTGAACGGCATTGAGCAATGGGCGGAAGAAAACGGTCACGAAGCGTTATTTTTAACGCTGACTGCACCGTCATCATTCCACGCTCAACATAGTAAAGGCGGTGAGAATAAGAAGTGGTCGGGGGCAAGTCCAAAGCAGACACAGGCTTATTTGAATAAGGTGTGGGGGCAGTATCGTGCGTTATTGAAAAAACGGGCGATTAAGTTTTATGGAATGCGTGTGGCTGAACCGCACCACGACGGCACGCCACACTGGCATTTGTTGGTGTATGTGGCGAAAGAACACGTTGATGAAGCGATTGAGCTTTTCCGCAAAAAAGCGTTGGAAGTGGACGGCAATGAGCGTGGGGCAAGTGAACATCGCTGCAAAGTGGAACGTTGCGATAAGAAAAAAGGCTCTGCGACAGCGTACATTGTGAAGTATATCTCGAAAAACTTAGGCGGTAAGAATGTTGCTCACATCTCTGATGAAGTAGAAGGCTTGTCGTTTAAGGATAACGCTAGCCGTGTGCGTGCGTGGGCGAGCTGTTGGGGTATTCGTCAGTTCCAATTTTACGGCGTGAGTTCTATCGGGGTGTGGCGTGAATTACGTCGTTTAGCCAAAGGGCAATGTGGCGATGCAGTAATCGAAAAGGTTCGTGTGGGTGCGGATTTAGGCGATTACGCTTTTTACCTTGACCAACAAGGCGGAGGCGGTGCAACCCGTGATCAGTGGAAAATTAAATTAGTCTATGAAGATACAGAGGAGAATAAGTATGGGCAAGTAAATAAGCGTATTGTTGGGGTTCGTAATACGTTGAAAGATGTTGCGGAGTGGGTCAAAACTCGTCTTAAGAAGTGGGGTTTTGTTCCTAAATCTCGCCATCAATCCGAAGAGAGCGAGCCTTCTAATATTACGGGGCGTAGCCCCGCTTGGACTTGTGTCAGTAACTGTAACCCTAAGCATAGCAAGGGTTTAGTCAATTCTTATGATGATATTCCATTGATTGATGATGAAGAAAATCTTGTTGTGAAAAATTTAACGGAGCATACACTCTTAAAAGCGCTTAAACTGCGTGAAAATTGGATAAAAATGCTTAAATTCCAACGCAGAATACAGTTTACAACGGTTGAATTTTATGCGCTTGCCCAAGGCAAGCGATTACCTGTACTTGATGTTTCTCCTGCATATCGCCAAGTCAATACGACTATGGTCAGTATGGAACATTCACCAATACCTGATGAATACTTGCAATACCAAGGCTTTGATTTGATTTTATTCAATGGCAAGTTAATTAAAACTAACCGCTCAAACGAGGAACTTTATGAGAAAGTATAAATTTACGATCAATTTTAATGTAAAAGGCTCTACAAACTGTTATTCAACAGTTCTACTTGTTCCGGCAATGATAGTAGACAACAATGAATTAAGCGATTTAAATTCATTCATTGGAGAAAAAGCTATTAAAAAAGCAATTTTAGATGTGAGTGCGATTGGGCAATTTTCTGTAGTAAATCAAATTTATCAGGGTGAGGAAATCAACGATGTTTTTTTTAAAATGAAGATTTTGGGTTTTTATACCGAAATTATTCATTTCAAGATTTCTGCTATAAAGTGGAATTCAATAGGAGAAATGAAACGTTGGAACTATATGAGTGAACAATACTTTGAGCAATTGGAATGGAAAGTTGAAATTACTCAAATTGAAGACTAGGAAAAATTATGTTGCATTTTATTTTAAAAATGGCGTATAGTGTGCGTGCTTTCGCAAAATCGGAAGCCGAGCGTCAGAACTCGAATAGATACACGGCGAATAATAGCACGCCTTTAACCCGTGCTTTTTTTATTCGTTGCACACGCACACCCAAAGAAAACGCCTTAAGCGTTCTTCTCTCTATGGTAGCGTGTAGCGGGAAAGGTTTCGCCCTTTGCTGCGTTCCGTGTATCGCAGTTTCTGACCCCGTTGCACGCTATCGCCCAATCACCGTCAGAAGTGAAGCGATAGCCCCAATTAATTTTTACACGGAGCTATCAGCAATGAAACGATTTGCTTTTACTTATGTTTGCGTTTTACGCAATACAGACACCTACACCACTCAAACCGTCCGACTTATCGCCAACAGCGAAACAGAAGCACGCCTACAACTTCCAGCAGATTATCGCCTAGAGCTTGATCGCCCTATTGCAAAAATCCGCTTAAATCCGACCGCTTGCGACCAAACAAAAGGGGGCGTTTATGCGTAATCAACAAACGGAACGCCAAGGCTATCATCTTCCTATCCCGCCTTTAGATGAATTATGCGGATATGCAAGCCTTCAATCTTTCGAGCAAACACAAGAAAGAAAAAGCGAAATGCAAGAAAAATTATTTTTCTTTCGAGTGAACCTAGAAATTTCTAGCTCAATCCCTTTTATTTATGACTGCATCAGAGAGCAAGCCCCAAGCTGGCAAGCGTTAAACGCTAGCATTGAGGCAATGATAGAGCTACACAAAGCCTACAATCACCATATTAGAGAACAATTCAATCAATTAGAAAAAGAGATTTTAATAGAGCGAAAGTAATTTAAAAGCCAAAGGAGATGAATAATGCAAACTTACATAGTAAATCAAACGATATGGAAACGTAACTTATTGATGATGAGGTAAAAATGGAAAAGCAGAATATACAAGCGGTCAGTAATGAGCAGAATTTAGTAACAAAAAATGAGCCTGATATTGAATTTATTAGGTTAGGCGAAGCAGTGAGATTATTTGGAGTATCTCGAGCTACATTTGACCGTTGGCAACGGAAAGATTCGGAGTATTATATTCCAGACTTTCCAAAGAAAATTAAAATTGGGAATTTTTCCTTTTATGTTCGGTCGGAAATTCGAGCTTATATGCAAAAGCTGATAGATGAACGCTAAAAAAAGCCCCACATTATTATGATGTGGGGCTTTGTTTTTAGACAAGTGGCTTCCAACGCAAGCCTTGTTGTTCAAGATAATTTCCCCAGTAGTCCATTATTTCTATTCGTTCCTTGAGATAGTCGTGACGATTATAAACTCGTCTTACTGAGGAGCCTTTAATTTTATGAGCAAGTACCATTTCTATAGCATCGGGATTAAAATTCTGTTCATTAAGATGTGTGCTGATTAAAGCACGCATTCCGTGTGAGGTGAAAATACCTTTATAGCCGTTCCTTTTCATTGCTCGATTAACTGTTTCGCTACACATTGGGCGGTCGCCTCCCTTAAAATGTGGAAAGACAAAACGGGAATGTCGGCTGAATGCTTTCATTCTTTGCAGTATGTCAAGTGATTGCTTGGAGAGTGGCACGATATGTTCTCGTTTTTTGTAGCGTGATCCTTTCATTTTTTCTTTGGGGATTCGCCAAAGTCGGTTTTCCCAATCTATTTCTCGCCATTCTACTGCAACGGCTTCAGATGGGCGAACACCAGTAAGCAGGTTCCAGAAAATCAGATGTTGGGTATATGGCTCAATATTGGCAAACATCATCTTGGTAATGAAGGTTGGAAGTTCTTCAATAGGTATTGTAGGATTGTTTTCTGCAGGCTTGTAATGAAATGCTTTTTTTGCTTTGTGGCAGTTGTGCATTTCGATAAGTCCGCAATTTTCGGCGTGGTCCATTATGCCTTCAACGCTACGCAGTACTTTTTCAATGACAGAGGTATGACCTTTACGATAGACAATTTGTAAGGTATCAACTAATAACTTTGAAGTGATACGTTCAACTTGAATGTCGGCAAGAGTTGGGAAAATGTGTAATTCTAAACGTCGCCAATCTTCTTCCATTGTTTCTTTCGTTACTTTAGAAGATTTAAATACTTTCCATTGTAACGCTACTTTGTAAAACGTTTTTTCTAGATTATCTAGTATTTTTCGCTCAATTTTGCGTTTGTGTTCTTGTGGGTCAATACCTTGTCTGATGAGTTCTTTGAGTTCATTTTTCTTTTCCCTTGCCTGTCTAAGCGAGAGAGTCGGGTAATAGCCTAACGTGATGGATGTTCTCGCTTTGGTTATAGGCTTTTTATAATCAAGACGCCAAACTTTATTTTTCTTTGTTACTTGTAAAATTAAACCTTCGCCATCTCGTAGTAGTTCGCCTTCGGTGGCATTTTTGATGTCTAAGTTTGATAGAGGTTTTATTAAAATTGCCAT